GATGTTAGCATCCTGCCATATCGTCTCACCAGTAAAAATCTAACAGTAAATCCTGGTCTCGCTCCCATCACAGGTGCTACCTTACCTTATACAATTGCTACCGATGCCGCAGGCAACTTATATACTTACCGATTAACAAATGGCCTTATGACAGTAACGAATGGGCTGGTCGGTGTCACGGGTTCTATTGCTGGCTCTACAGGTGCTACTGGGTCTACTGGTCCTACTGGTAATACTGGGCCTACTGGTATACCTGGTACTGCTAGCGGGACAGGTGCTACTGGTAATACTGGTCCTACTGGGTCTACTGGCGCTACTGGTATACCAGGTATACCAGGTACTGCCGTGAATACAGGTGCGACAGGTGCCACTGGAACAAACGGAACAAACGGAACAAATGGCGCTACTGGACCCACTGGACCCACTGGACCCGCTGGTGTAGTCGCTGGTACCAGCATCTACTACATTCGTGCAGTAGATGCTACTCTTTCCTCTCAAAGTCTCGGAACATTTCTTACACCGATCCATTTTAATTCTTCCACCATTGGTCGTAGTGGATTTACAGTAGACTCTACATATACGTATTTCACAGCTACTGTGGCAGCATATTTCATGATGACATTTACAGGTGTCATCGGTAACCCATCTGGCAGTTCTTCCTCATGTGTCAGTACATTTTTCATTAATACGAATCAGCAAATACAAACGGCAGTTACAGTACCTGCAGGATACAGCGAAACAAGCGTATGTACTGCCTATGGCTATTTAAATGTAGGTGATTATATATATGTTGCCCTAGCAGGTACAGGATGCACTCTACTTGAACCTAATATGATTGTTTATAATGTAGGCTTGGTAGGACCTACTGGTGTCACGGGTGCCGCTGGTACCAATGGTGCCGCTGGTGCCACTGGTGCAACAGGACCCACGGGCGCTGCTGGTACGAATGGTGCCGCTGGTGCAACAGGTGCCACGGGTGCCGCTGGTACCAATGGTGCCGCTGGCGCAACAGGTGCAACTGGTCCTACTGGTATACCTGGTATACCTGGTACTGCAGTAAATACGGGAGCAACAGGTCCTCCTGGTATCGGTGCATTAGGGTCCTATTGCTCCGCATTCTACACGGGTGCGAATTATAATACTCTAACGGGAAATAATACCTTTCCTCTTAATACGATCTCTATTAACAACGGGTTCACTCTTGCAAGTAATGTATTAACATTTCTTAACACAGGTATCTATGAAGTGACTGGTACATTGTTTCTGCAAAGTCTTGTTACATCCATACAAATATTCACGACATCATTTGTCATTAATGGGACATATAACTATGTTGGCAGTCAAACGGTACAAATACCTGCATCCGCAGGAGGTCTCTATGCGGATGCATTTGTTACGAGTACTGCCATTATTAGTGCTATCGCTGGTGACACGATAGGGTTTGCCTATCTTCCTGCAGCTGCCAATTCATTCTTTATTCCCTATAGTCCACTGCCATCTATCAATCTTATGATCAAACAAATTACTAATATTGGTCCCACGGGCGCAGCTGGATCCGCAGGTACAGCAGGAGCAACAGGGGCAACAGGAGCAACAGGAGCAACAGGGGCAACAGGTATTCCTGGCACTGCAGTAAACACGGGTGCAACGGGCATGACAGGTGCAACAGGGGCAACAGGAGCAACAGGGGCAACAGGAGCAACTGGTCGAACGGGTGCAACAGGCATGACAGGAGCAGCTGGATCCGCAGGTACCGCAGGAGCAACAGGGGCAACAGGGGCAACAGGAGCAGCTGGATCCGCAGGTACCGCAGGAGCAACAGGGGCAACAGGGGCAACAGGAGCAACAGGAGCAACAGGTGCAGGTCCAACGGGGGCTGCAGGCCCCCCTGGTGGTAACATTGGGACACTGCCGAATCCGTTTAACATGTCGCTCGGTATGACAGGCTGCGTAGCAGTCTCAGATTACAGTTTTACACTTCCCTCTGACAGTCAGACAACACTCATCAACCGTGCTGCCGTCACAACAGGTAATAGCTTTTACTGCCCTACACCTATAGGCTTAGCAGATACTCTAATCTATGCTCCACCTCAAGACAATCTAATCATCACTGGTACTGTCACACCAAATGTGGCTACCCCATCGCAGTTTTGGTGTATAGGAGTTCATGGAGGTTCTGGGCCAAGCTATGGCACAACTGTAGCATCATTAGGTCCTAATTATGGCTTTGGTATTACTCCTGCGGGTGTGACTGGCTTTTATAACATTAGTATCTATGACCTGGACTATATAAGTGTCCATACCTATGCATTATATACTACTATTCCTGCCCCTGCTGCCCATACATCTGCTACCTATTATATCCATTTCACAGAGTCCTCCATCTCCTATTACTGGAATGGTCAGCTCCTCTATGTTAATACTGCTCCCTCTTATTATGGTCCTACCTTACATGCTCCTTCTGTATTTTCCATATATGGTGCATTAGAAAATGTAGGCAGCATCATGACTGTCTCGGCAGGATATTCTAATCAATATCCAATCTATGCTACTCCTGCTACCTCTGGCAGTGTGACGATTACTGCAACAACGATTACCCAACAACTTACATTAAGCAGTCCTCCAAGCTACTGCTATACACCTCAGACCTTTCCAACCTGCTATCTTACCTGTAATGCTAACTTTGCCAACTATGCAAGTCAATTCATCGGTTTATCCTCCACAGGTCCTACAGGTAACAACTATGGCTTTACCTATTACACCGATACCCATTTATACGTGTCTTTAAGTGGTGTTAATGTACTTGACTTAGGTATCCCTACGTATCCTGGAACAGGTACATGGGCTACTACACCATCGTTACCGTTAGGACTTGAACTCACTTCGTCAGGAGTCGTCTTCTACTATAATGGGGCAGTCGTATACGCAGCACCAACGATTGCAGGGAACTACCAGGGCGTATTTCATCTAACAACCGTTAATGATTATGTTACTAATATAGATTATGGGTACTTTAGTGGTGCGGGTAATATCCCCTTATATGCAAACTGGACATGGGCCACTACTGGTACAACATGGTATGATAATACAGGTGCCAATGTTACAAATTTTACTACAGTACCCTATGCCTATTTAGATCCGACCTCAGGTACTGCAAATGCACGAAACAACTTTACTCTTACCGAACCTACTGTACTGGGACAAATGAAAGTTCCTGTCAGTGGTACCTATCTACTACAGTGGACGTTGGATACTAGTGGATTTGGTGGTCAGTATTACATGTTCATATCACTCAATGATGGCGCAAACGATGACGTAAGCTCAGGAGCATCCTATGTGGTTGCGAATACGAATGGGTCAGATATCTGTTGTATCTCCGCTACTGTAAAAATATTAACATCCGACTACTTCAACATTGGTGTCGACATGATTACAGCATCCGCAGGAACACCATCGAATCCGAGTGGATCTTTTACAATTAGTTATCTTTGTGCATAATAGACATGAGTTACAAGCCGTCACTCTCTACCATCCATGGTGTATTTACTTCCTATATTGCTGGTCAACATGACGTGGGTAAATCACCCTATGGCGCATTAGACACTGTGCCCTATATCGTATCCTATTTGCAGCAGACATCGTCCTCCCCTGTCTCCTCCGTCACTGCCGATACGATTGCTACTGTGAAAAATCATGAGAAGTCTATTGAGCAACTGACAAATCACATCTCACTTCTTACCATGCAACTTAATGCCCTTACTACGGCTAAGAAGTGATTTGTCCTCTCCATGTTTCGTGGACATGTCCGCAGCATTAATCACTCTTACCTGCGCCTTGGCCTTTTGTAACGTAGTATGCTTAGCATGAACGAATCCCGTATCCTTGTTCACGACTTTATATAGATGATGTCCAGCTGGATATATTCCCAATGGCATCTATTATGTCTACAGTTAGTAAATATGTTTTACTACAGTAATGGCAAACGCGTAGACATCTTTAACAAGAGGCCCCGTAATTTATCCGCAGGAGGACCCATAAAGGATGACCCTAAGATCAATGACAAGAAAAATGATACGGTTTCTTCCTGGCTAGAATATGGGTCCCTTGTGATACCCGTACCTGTCATGAAGTCTGGTATTATGAATAAGTACCATGGGATGATTACTGGTAAGAAGCAGTTGCACATGCACCAACTAGGAAAGACCATTGTTATGCCTGGTGAGATGGTAGTGAATAAGAAGTATGCTGGGTCAGTGGAACACTTTCTTAAAGAACATGGTATTACTCTTCCCTTAACGCCTGGACAAAAGATTCCTAAGTTTACATAGAATGAAAATCGTATACGGCGGGATAACAATTACGCAGGAAGATGTGGACCGATGGTGGGCAACCTTGTCCGAGGCTGAAAAACTGCATATTATGAAATGAACTAAAATTTACAGTATTTTAGTTTATTTATAAACAATAGAATGGACCGTATTGGTGTTAACATGAAACTACTTGCTGGTGCTACTAAGGAAGATATCCTGGATGCTATGAACATTACAAAGGTCGTTGCCTTCATTAAACGAGATGAAGAGATTGAGGGTGTCCGTGCCACTGGGGTATTTGAACCCGTGCTATTAAGTAGGGAAGAAATCGCAGTAGATACTAGCAAGGATGGCAGTACAGAATGTCACAGTAATGGAGTATACCTTCCATGTGAACAGTAGTGAGCGATCCAGTGGAACAAATACTAATTTCAACATCAACTTTTCCCAAGTAATTAATCTACTTGCCAAGCGTGGGCAGTTTCAAGTGATGTTCAACTCGGTACAAATCCCTTTCACCTTCTATCAAATGAATAGCATCGATTCACTTAACGTGATTAATGTTACCATCTCTACAGGGACGGATAGCTGGACACAGAACATCACCATTGCCCAGGGTAACTATACGCCCTATACATTGATAACAGAGTTGACGAATGAATTGACACAAGCCTGTCAGTATCCACCCGTAGGACATGTCGCATCTGCCTTCACACCTACCTTCAATTTTTCTTATACACCTTCCACGGGTTACATCACATTTCTTCTAACAGCTCCCGTTACATCCTCCATCTATCTCAACTTTAACAATAGTCCTAATGTGAACACAGGTGGATTCTTTGGTATCAATACCGTAATACCTACCCAAGTGCAAATGTTGCCCTTTCAGCCCGTCACAAGTACCCAGCCATGTGTCCTCAACCCTATCAACTATCTTCTTGTGCGGTCAAGTCTCAAGCAGTTCCGTAACCGTGAGTTTATCGTCTTACGTGATGATGTGTCAGACATTCTTTATAAGGTACCCATTACTACATCACAATCTACGTGGATCAATTACTTTCAAATGAGTGAGCCTATCTACATCATTGATAATACGATTCAGTCCATTAACTTCTACCTCACGAATAATCTATCGTATACACCTATGAACTTACAGTTAATTCCATGGGCCTTCTCATTCACCATCCGTGAAGTACTAAGACCTGACTATGAGTCTCTTAATACGTTTATCAGCCTTATTCCACCCTTGGAGCATAACGATGAGGAAGTGAAGCAGTTGTTAGAGGAGAAGCAAAAGCTAATGGACAAACTGGCACTTTATAAGAGGAAATTAAATGTCATGCCATTAAGTAAAGATGAGCGTACTGACGAAGGCGTTGGCTCCGTTTGATAATCAAATATGTAAGGAGAATACGCCACTACCATTAAAGTCGTGTAACTACGGTATATTCGGCCGCAGGGGTTGTGGTAAAACAAACCTTCTTCTCAACTTGATATCAAAGAAGGAATCTCCTTGGCATAAACACTTCAATATGATATTCTTTATTTCGCCGACGGCCAAGAATGACCCTAAGGTAAGTGACTTATTAGAGGACATAGGTGACCAGTACTATGACACGTTATCGCCCGTAGTATTACAAAGTATCATTGATAAGATTGACCATCATAAGGAAAAGTGGGAGCGGAAGAAGAAGCGAGGGGAGCCTGCCTACTGTATCATATACGATGACTGTATCCACCTTTTAAAAGCCAAGCAAAATCAAATTATCAATGAATTGGCTACACAGAACCGTCATAGGAAGATAACGAACATTTACTTACTGCAAAAATGGAATACCTATCTACCAACACTCATACGGTCGAATCTCGATCTTATCTCCATTTTCCGCAGTGATAATAAAAAGGAAATTAACTCATTCTTTGAGGAGATGAACATGGACGAGACTAAGATACGTGCCTTATACGAATATGCTACGAAAGAGGAATACTCCTTCCTGCATATTAACGTATACCGTAACCCAGTAAAGTTCTACCGCAAGTTTGATGAAATTAAATATGTAGAGTAGTAGAAATGCTAGCTGTCCATTATCAGCATCCTGATTACAATCCCTTCTATAACATGGAAGAGGGCCTAAAGAAAGGTGGAAGGAAGAAGCACCATCGTAAGCCGAAGAAGGACGGTGTCCATGTAAATGTACATGTGAGTAACAAGCTAAATGTTGGCCGTACGCTAAGAGACGGTGGTAAGCAACGGCAATATTCAGATCAAAACCATGTTATACGTTACATGGCTCCTAACCGTCGCATGGCGAATAGGCCACGTGTCCTAAGCTATAACTCATACGCAGTCCCACCAACTCAGATCACGGACTTCCGCCGTCCAGCGGAACATGGTCATGTCGCAGAAAAAAAGGGACCATGGGAGAAAGACTGGGGCGAACAGAAATCAGAACTTAATCGCTCCCATGTTACACCTTACACGTTAGCAAAAGAGGGCAATTCACGGACTCCTTATTCTACCCTCGATGTCCCTAATGGACGCACCGTGCCTATTTTTACAGCCAATGAGAACCCTGCAGGTATTGCACCAGTATCTACCCTTGCACAACGTGTGACTGCTTCAGGTCTAGGAGTTCGTGGTGGAGTCTTCTATGAACAACCTGAACAACTAAAGCCTGAGCAATATGGCAATGAAGATCCGAAAGAGAATTATGCGAATGCATCCGTGTCATATTTTAAGCCTCGTGGTCGTGATAACATTCCGTCTCCTGCAGATAGACAGTTTACAGGTGCAGATCCCGTGGACTACTTCCCCCTACGGGGACAAAGCGCCGTGCCTCGTGAAGAAGAGCAACAGCGATCCGCATTTCGTGTTGTGCATCCTGTGGAGCCATTACCTTATTCATATTCACGTCAGGGTACTCCTGCACTATCTACTGACAGTCCTCCAGGTGAGCCTGATATGGGATTTGCATTTAAAGGTCTTCATGGATCACCGCTACCTAAAGCGGCTTCACCATCGCCACCTAAAGCGGCTGCGGCAGCAGTATCAAGAAAGCCATTACTACCAGAGCATCTATGGCCGAAAGGTGTGAAACTTTGTTATGATAAACGAGGTCGCAAAGTTACCATTTGTGACCCGCAGTCAAAAGCTCATTATGAAAAGCTTAATGAAGAACTTAAAGCGCTAGAGAAGGAACACGGGTACAAGCGTGGTGGCAGGGTACATGCCCACAGTGTCTTCCATTAAAATATTTACTGTAATAAATGGCTGACATACCACTACCTGCAGTTATCCAGGGTCCTCCTGCTGCTGCCGCTGTGCCTGCGCCTGCCCCACCTGTTGCTGTAAATGGGAAGCAATATATTCTATGCATTACTAAAGACCTGCTAGATGCTGACCTTGCTCTACTCAAAGCTTTCAACGTTGTACAGTACGATGATGCTGTTCATAAGAATATTCCTATCCGCAGTTATCCTTTTGATATCCTGGTGCTAGACCTACGATGCAAGGGAGACCGTTACACGTATATGAAAGAGGTAGAACCCAATCGTGCCTTATACAACGTAGTCATCTTCTGTTACAACTTTGAGAATCAGGAGGCGACCGAGATCATCCCTGATGCGGATAATATTCTTAACAAGCTCCCTGAGCCTCAGGCAGTACCGCAGACCTTTCTTGATATGTTATTAGTAAAACGTATTAAGAAACCGAGATGGTACTTTGCCTTGTTCCGTTGTATCGCCAATGGATACTCTAAGATAAAAAATTGATGGCCCCGTGTCAATGTGCAGTAGATTGTTATACTACAGTTCACACGGGGATGTCCATGTCTTAATTTATTTTTTAATGTATTCCAGGGCAACAGGAAGCGAATGACCCATCGCCTCCGCAGTAGCCTTCATGTCTTTTAAGGCTGGAATGTCCTTGTACTTATCTGATAAGTAGATATGACGTAGTAGAGAAGTTGATAGAGGCTTATGAAAGAAGGAGTGCATTAAGTGGGTGAGCTGAGTAGGTGTAATGTGATTCTTCTGTTTGGTGTTCATTAGTAAATACTCATGAGGGTTCAATGCGATCCATTGCTTCATGATTGTTGCCAGCTTCTTAGGGATGACTTCGGTCTGTGTCCCATACTTCTTAGAAGTCTTGTATGTGTTAAATACGAATGACGACACTTTCTTATCGGTCTTCATAAAGTTATCATTCGTAGCAGATACGTTACGGATCTTGAATGCGGTATAGTCGAGGCTGCGTCTAGGAGGAATCAGCAGTAGGCACGATAGTAATACATACAGTTGTACATGGCAGAATTGAACAGATGATAAGGAATCCTTCTTAAGTAAGGGCTGTACTTCTTTCTCGAGTTCATTGTACTTCCGCATAATTTCATCCATGGTCATCATGCCTTCTTTCTGACGGTCACTAAGTTGTTGCTCATCAATCTCTTTCTTGGATACTGCGATGTCGCTGTTCATTAGCTTCCGTAGTGCTTCTACGGCTTTCTCTTTATCCTTTGAATCATCGTTGTCAATGAATACGATGAGACATGC